TCCACAAGTAGAGGCGTTTGATGTATGCGGGGCAGGTGATACCTTTTTATCTGCTCTCGCATACAACTACGTTTTAACAAACAATATATTAGAATCAATAAAATTTGCTATTAAGGCATCTAGTATTACAGTGCAGCATATTGGAGTTTATAGTCCAACTTTAAAAGAGATAGGTAATGTATGACAAGATTAAGTGGTAAAGTAGAAAAAGGTTGGGGATTTGAAGATATTTGGTGTACTAATGACAAATATTGTGGCAAATTTATGAATTTTAATCAAGGTGCTCGATTTAGTATGCACTTTCATGCTGTTAAAGATGAAACATGGTATGTATTAAGTGGTAAATTTATAGTAAAATGGATCGACACACAAACAGCATCACCCTATGAAAAAGAATTACAAGTAGGCGATACCTGGCACAATCCTCCATTATTGCCACATCAATTGATTTGCTTAGAAGCAGGTACTATAATAGAAGTTTCAACCGCCGATTCAGTAGAGGACAATTATCGTGTACAGCCCGGGAATAATCAATAGTCGTAGAGTAATTGTAAATGGCACCTTTGATATACTACATCGTGGCCATTTAGAAATGCTTCGTTTCGCTCGAAGCCAAGGTTCATATTTGTTGGTAGCAATTGATTCTGATCGGTTAGCTAAAGAACTCAAAGGCGAATCTAGACCAATAAATAATCAAGAAGATCGTAAACTAGCTCTTGAAAGTTTAAAATACGTAGACGCAGTGTGGATTTTTGATAATCAAGAAGAGCTTGTACATATTTGTAAAATTTACAAACCTGATATAATGGTTAAAGGATCTGATTATTATGGTAAAACAATTACCGGAGCAGAATATTGTAACTATATCAAATTTTTTCCATTGGTACAAAATTATTCAACGAGTAAAATAATTGAGAATATTAATAACCGGTAATCGTGGCTTTATAGGTAGTCACGCCGAAAGAGAAATCCGTAAACTTGGACACGAAGTAATTACCTACGAGTGGGATCCCGATAAACTTCCACGCATAGAAGGTCTAGATTGGGTATTACATTTTGGAGCTATAAGCTCAACCACAGAAACAGATGTCGCAAAAGTTATACGACAAAATTTAGATTTTTCAATTTGGTTATACAATGAATGCTCAACATATAATGCGAACCTTCAATGGTCAAGTTCAGCTAGCGTGTACGGTCTTGGCACAGATTTTAGAGAATCCGCACCAGTTGACCCGCGTTCGCCTTATGCATGGTCTAAATATCTATTCGAGCATCACATATCCCGTAATCCATCAAAGATTATCTGTCAAGGTTTCCGTTACTTCAATGTACACGGAGCTAACGAAACACACAAAGGCTCACAGGCTTCGCCGTATTATCAATTCACTCTGCAAGCCCAAACCTCTAGTGCTATCAAAGTCTTTGTTGGAAGCGAGAATTTTAAACGAGACTTCATTCCAGTAGAACAAGTTATAGGAACTCATATTAAATTTTTAGATATAGATGAATCAGGTATTTGGAATGTGGGCACAGGACAAACTAAATCTTTTATGGATATAGCTTTAGAACTTGCAGAAAAATATAAAGTTGGTATTTCAACGATACCTTTCCCTAAACATCTAGAGTACAGTTACCAAAAATATACTTGTGCTGACTTAACAAAATTACAACAAACTTTAGGTTGACACAAAACATTTCATAATATATAATCATAAGTTATGAAATACTTTGCTTACGGAATGAACACAAATTTAGCAGAAATGAGTCATCGATGCCCTACGGCTACTTGTATAGGACCGGCGTGGATCAATGACTATGAATTTGTGTTCCGCACTCACGCCGACATAGTTAAATCTCCGGGTAGCATTTGTTATGGAGTTCTCTGGGACATTACTAAAGCAGATCTAAAAGCGTTAGATCGGCTTGAAGGATATCCTTACTACTATAACAGATTCCGTGTGCGTGTTAATCTTGGAGATCATTTTGTATATGCTATTACATATCAAATGAATGATCAATCCTATATACAACAACCTAGTACAGGTTATTTGGAAATGGTAACTGAAGGTTATCAACAAAATGGTGTACCCACGACTCAAATTGACACCGCAATAAATACGGTATCATGCTCTATGTCGACTACGATGAATGCGGAATTGAACAATATATGGTCACCAATGATCAGGGCTTATGTTTAATAAGAACTACTGATAGTGCCATAGCGTATTATGTCGAAAAACATAGTAAAGGTTTACCCGCAGGAATGTTTTTAGTTGTAGGCGGCGACTTAGGCTGGCGCAACAATAAAAAAATTTTTCATCACGTAAGAAAAGTTACAAGATAAACAACATTTGTTATTATTTTGTTAACAGTTGACCAAAATTCCTCATTTCGCTATAATATTGGTATAGTAATTAATAAGGAGCCAATATGAAACTAGTAATCACTACCCAAGTTTACGAAAACTACGGCGCCCATGATTGGGACGGTAAAGGTACATGCCCCGAGTATTGGAAGGCCAAAGGCGGTAACGACTATGTTGTAAAGAATTTTCGAGGCAAAGATGTGACTACGGCCGTTATGGCTTTGCGTGACCAGATTGAAGAAGACAGTGTTTACTTCCGCGAGCATATTGTGGACTTTAATATCGTAGCCGATGACTATCTGACTGAGTTTGAGCGTGACCAACTTGAGTTTGATGGCAGCATCACCTACCCTGCTCGAGAACTTGTAATGTCTTAAGTCAGAGCACAGGCTGACTTTATAGTGCCCTGTGACACTAGCGACAGTGAGTGGGTGCAGAAAGCAAGCACCTAGCGTTAGAGAGCCGTAGCTTGACCATGGCATCCCGGTAAGGAAAAGCGCAGGATGGAAATGGCGGACCCTAAACTCAACTAACGACGGTCCTTGTTAGTATTTGATAAACTATAAAGAAAGGAGGATGCTATGAGTGTATTTAAAAATTTAATTGGAGAACGCATTAATGGCATTTTCCTTCGAGAAGATCGAGAGCGTGTTATCTTTCGTACCGTTAACGGAAAAGAGTTTCGTTACCATACCAGCGGCGATTGCTGTAATTCGGTATGGATCAACCATATGACTGGAGTAGGCGCACTAGGAGAAGGTAACACTTTTGATATCCTACGTGGTGCATTAGTAACAGGGGCAGAAGATCGAGGATGGACTGACAATCGCGAAGGCGAACACGGCTTTGATGTGATTCAGGACGGATTTTTTACACTTATAACTGATCGCGGATATATCGACTTTGAAGTTCGTAACAGCCACAACGGTTATTATGGTGGTAACTTTGAATTTGATGATAATCCAGAAAACGATACTGTTGAATGGATTTATACTCACGTGATAGAAGATTTTTGATAAAAAATATATTTGATCAAATTAAAACTTTTTAGTATAATTAAATATGAAAAAACAAACCGTATCGATGACGCCAGATGGCGGCAACTGGTATAAAATGAAAGTAGTCCATTATAGTATATTGGCTTTTCTTCTTGTACCAGTTTTTATTTTACTTTGTATTTTTTTGTTAAATCCATTATGGTTTAGGGACGACTTATTAATTTGGTTTGAAAACAAAGTTAACGAGTTTTCTGTGTGGAGAAATAAGTTTCTATATCGAATTTATTTAGGCATGGATCCTGAACTTTGGCATGCTCTTAAGGATCAATGATGAATCATAATATTGAAATAGAAATGTCTGCTTCGATAAATGAAATCATGGTAGAAAATATTATTCGTAATGCAGTCGAGGAACAAACAGGTAGAACCGTTCAAACTATTACTCCAACATATAATGGAACTAAATTTACAGGTTACTCTATAATTTTTGTACCGGACTATCCGTATACTTACAAAAGTAGCAAGGAATTTGTAGAAACTAAGTGGAAATAGTTGCTAAAATAACAATAGTTGACTGTAATTCACTATTTTGCTATAATAATGAAAAATAACAATACAAAATTAACTTTTCAACAACAAGGAGCTTGTATGTCTTTTATACTTATTAAGTCTGGTGCTTACCGCACCACTGATGTATCCGGCCGTGTATTCCAACTTGTAGAACAATACAAGGCAGGTGCCAAAGGTGGTTATGTTACAGTTAAGAACGGTGGCCAGTTTCCTGGCTTCCCGGAAGATATCCGTGTCAAAGTCAATGCTATGAGTGATTATGAATTTGTAGGTGCTGATCAGTTCAACGGTGAGGTAACCGCTATGGACGCAGATGTCGCTGTTGTTGTCAACGACAGTAAGAGCGACGAAGAACGCATGGTCGAAATTGCCGAGCGTTTTGAAATTCTGCATGAAATGACTAAAGCCGCTACCAACGGCGACATTCGTGCAATGATTGTATCAGGACCCCCGGGTGTGGGTAAGAGCTTTGGTGTAGAACAAGAAATTGAAAAGGCTACACTACTTGATCAAATTGCAGGTCGTAGACTTAGGGCCGAAGTAATTAAAGGTTCTGCAACACCAATTGGCTTGTATCAAGCACTGTACAAATATTCGGATCCTAACTGTGTAGTAGTGTTCGACGACTGCGACTCAATCTTGCTTGATGATGTATCATTGAATCTGCTTAAAGGAGCACTAGATTCGGGCAAGAAGCGTAAGATTAGTTGGCTAGCCGACAGCCGTATTCTACGCCAGGAAGGCATCCCGGATAGCTTTAATTTTCAAGGCTCTGTAATCTTTATTACTAATCTTAAGTTTGACAAGATGAAATCGCAGAAACTGCGAGATCACTTGGATGCACTGCAATCACGTTGCCACTATCTGGACCTTACACTAGATACAATGCGTGATAAGATCTTGCGTATTAAACAGATTGCACGTAGCGGTGAACTGTTTAATGATCTTGAACTTGGAGATGTTGCACAAGATGAAATTATTGCCTTTATGGATGCCAACAAAAATCGACTTCGCGAAATGAGTTTGCGTATGGCAATTAAAATTGGCCAACTGTATAAGAGCTTTCCTACCAAGTGGCAGGCACTTGCTCAATCCACTTGTATGAAGGCTGCTTAAACCGAAGTTTTTGTTAGCTCCTTTTACTTCGGTCTTACAGCCCTACTTCGGTAGGGCTTTTTTTTTTGATTTTAACGTTTAACTATGTTATAATATAATCATGAAAACTTATCCTTATGTCGAAGACTATCTAGAAGTCATTAACGGCGATCGAGACCCTGCATCCGGAAAACTGTATGGGCTTTTTAATAACACTCCGCCGATAGTAAGTTTGGCTAGGTATGATGTACAAATTCTAAGTTCGATGAGTGCGGCTACTTCAGACGGTAAAAGTTTGACAGACAAACAAGCTGAATTGGCTGTAAAAATAGTTCTAAAGTATCGCAAGCAACTGGAAAAATTAGAGATTGATGTAACTCCTGTTGAAACACCAAAGTTTCGTTTAGGTATTAGACAAATTGACCGTAGACGGTTATTGTATGTAGAAGATAATAAACTTGTATTAAAATTTCCATATGATACAAAACTCATTAATGACATAAGAGACTTAGCCAAGATAAGCCAAGGTAAATGGCAGTTTGTTCCTGATGCTAGATCCTGGCACCTTTCGTTAACTGAAACCAATGTAGTAGCTGCTCATGGCTTTGCTTCTATTAATCAATTTGAAATAGATAAAAATTTCCAATTTTATTTAGAAGCCGTTCTAAATTGCGAAAACGAATTATATGAAATTAAGCTGATAGATAATTCAGACAAATTAGAAATTACTAATGCTCCTAATACATTAATAGAAGCAATTAATAATTATTGTGGATTTTATAAAAGTAATATAGACTTGCTTGTTGATAATTCTCCCGTTTATGGATATACTGTGGCAGAGGATATTTTAGATGCAATAATTAATAAGTATAACCCTAGAATATGTAATTTAATGATTTCTAAAGAATCAAAATTTATGCCTAATAGCGACTATACAGTTATTAAAGACATTATAGATTATGCCAGGATTACTGGACGTTATCCTATCTATGTTTACGAACCTGACATGAGTGATCGCTTACTTAATAGTTTTGTTAATCAATTTTTTGAGTTAGCCGAAATATGTCAGGTAAAAGATCTCAAAAAAGAAGTATCAACGATAGATAAAAAGATAATTTATTTTAATAAGTATAAATCTGAATGGGAGCAATCTATTCCGTTACTAGTAAGCGGCCAAGGCATGATGCATGGAGGAGAAAAATCATTACTACTTCAACGAGCCGAAAAGATTGTTTATTTTGCAACAGAAGTATATAATGTAAACAATTTAAAAAAGTAACAGTTTGCCAATGACTGATAAAATATATATATGCGGAGATAGTTTTAGTTCAATTGATACTAATTGGCCGGAGTTCCATTGGAGTGAAAGATTACAAAAACTATTACCACAATATGAATTTATTAATTTATCATATCCAGGAGCAACTAATCTATCAATATCTGCACAGGTAGAAAAAGCGATTAGTGACAATAAATTGAGGTTGCTTATTCTTAATGCTTCGGATATATTAAGAATTGACTTACCTAATATTAATTTAAAAAGAAAAGATAAATCCGGATCTATTGTTGTTTCGGATAGTAAGTTTAATTATAACGATTTCAAAAAAATAAGTGAAAAGATTTATACAGAAATTTATAAAAACAGCTTCTCCTCTGTCGAGGATTTTTATGAATTATTTGATAATTATAAAAATAATAATTCAGTCATATCTAGTTTTGGAATGTGGGCATTAACTAAAGAACTAGCAGATGAAACTGTTGATAGATTTTCTCAAAATGTATATGAAGCAGCGATTAATTATTATAAATTTATGTTTGATTTAAACATAAGATTTCAAAATGATTTATCTATCATTGAAGGAAAAATTTATAAATTAAGTTTTAAAAAAATTCCTTTCCTTTATAATCTAGGCGGGTTAACAAATAAAAATAGTTTTTTAAACAGAGTCTTCCCCCATGTTATTAAAAAAATTAACAAACGATATGACGATTTAAAAATGTATCATAGCGAGATAAACTTATTTGATATTAGCGAAAAATCATTCATCACTGATAAGAATTCTCCAAACTTTCACATAGCTGAGAGTTCATCGCAACAAATGATAGCTAACTATTATTATCAAAAAATAAATGAGTTCGATGCAAGCAAAATTAATAATTAAAGACGAAGTTAATGTAAAAATTGAAGGACTAGAACTGGCTACGAGAACGGCTCTAGTGAAAAAATACAAATATGAAATACCAGGAGCCAGATATCAGCCTAGCGTTAGATTGGGTCGTTGGGATGGTAAGATTCCTTTCTTTAATTTAGGTGGAACTACCTATATCAATCTACTTCCAGAAATACTTCTGTACCTAGATGATCAAGGGTATGATATTGAAGTAGAAGATACTAGAGAATATCGTACCACATTTGAATTTCAGGAAGTCAATGAAAATACATACCAGCACAAGTCATGGCCAAAAGGTCATCCTAAAGCCGGAGAACCTATTGTATTTCGTGAATATCAGCCTGAAATTATTAATAGATTCTTAGAAAATCCACAATGTGTTCAAGAAGTAGCCACTGGTGCAGGCAAAACTATTATTACTGCTGCACTAGCTGATGCAGTTAGCCAATATGGTCGTAGTATTGTTATTGTTCCTAATAAAAGTTTAGTTACACAAACCGAAGACGACTTTATTAATCTTACACTAGATGTTGGTGTATATTTCGGAGACAGAAAAGAGTATAACAGAACGCACACAATTTGTACCTGGCAGAGTCTAAATAATCTTTTAAAGAATACCAAAAATGCTGAGGCAGAAATTACTATAGGTGAGTTTCTTGAAGGTGTAGTAGCAGTAATAGTGGATGAAACACACCAAGCCAAAGCAGATGCTCTCAAAGAATTACTAAGCGGACCATTTGCACAAGTGCCTATACGTTGGGGATTAACAGGTACTATACCTAAAGAAGATTATGCCAGGCAAAGTATTAACTGTATGCTAGGACCAGTAGTAGGGCAATTAAGTGCCAGTGAGTTGCAAGAAGCAGGACATCTTGCACAGTGCCATGTTAATGTAGTGCAGTTGGCTGATCATAAAGAGTACAACAATTATCAAAGCGAATTAAAATATTTGATAGAAACCGCAGAAAGACTGGACTATATTGCCAAGTTGATAAGTACGATTGTTGATTCAGGTAATACACTTATATTAGTAGATCGAATAAGTGCCGGAAAAGCTTTAGCAGAGAGGCTTCTAGGAAGTGTGTTTGTTTCAGGAGCAACAAAGGCTGCAGAAAGAAAAGAACAATATGACGAAGTGGCAGAGGCTACAAACAAAATCATCATCGCTACCTATGGCGTTGCTGCTGTTGGTATTAATATTCCCCGCATTTTTAATCTTATTCTTCTTGAACCTGGGAAGAGCTTTGTTCGAGTCATTCAATCGATAGGCCGCGGAATCCGTAAAGCCGAAGACAAAGACTTTGTGCAAATTTGGGATATTACGTCTACATGTAGATTTGCAAAACGTCATTTAACTAAACGCAAGCAGTTCTACAAAGAAGCAAACTATCCTTTTACCATAGAAAAGACCGACTGGCAATGAGAAAAAAATTGATGGTCACTGGCTGTAGTTTTTCTGCACCAAGTTTGAAACTTGAATTTGCTGGAACTAGTTACCCTGAACAATTAGCTAAAAAACTAGATTGGGATTTAGTGCAGTTGGCAAGGCAGGGAATGGGCAACGGTGCCATACGTATTACTATAGACGAAATACTAAGACAGCGACCGGACTTTGTAATTGTAGCACCAACATCTTACGACCGAATTGAAATACCTGCTAATAAAGAACAGCACTACGATTGGAATAAAACAGATTATACACGCTTCTGGGGAAATGATCTTCAAGATCACTTATTAGATGAGAATCTAGAACCCGGATACAATCCTTTATTAGGTGTTAATAATATTAATTACGGCGATAACAATTCTCGATTAATTAGCGAGACCATATGGAGTCTAGCACAAAGTGGAGACCATGCATACAGAAAAGGTTTTGTAGATAAAGATACACAGACAGCAATGAAGTATTACGTAAACTATCTTTATGATGGGTTATGGAAAAAACAAGTAGATGAATGGATTATATTAGAAGGAATATTCGAATTGTATCATGCAGGGATACCTTTTAGCCTAGACCCAAATTTATTATGGACACCGCAGTCTATTAGATCCCGGGTTCCGCGAGTTATTCCGGATCATTATTTGCGTATTAAAGAAGAAGAAACCATTACATATGCAACGAACAAATTTGAATTAAAAGATAAAAAAAATGATCCCGGGTATCATGCAGAACCTGAAAGCCAGGTGTATTTGGCAGACATATACGTAGATATTATTAAGAATCAATGGAAACTGTAAAAGCCTTTGCTGTAGTAGCACACCCAGATGACTGTTTAATTTTTGCTCGTTGTTACATAGATCATCATCCTGAATTAGATTGGACTATAGTTTACTTAACATATTCAAGTGACGATGAACGTGCTCGCGAAGTTAGTAGTTACTGGAATAAAAGATCTATTCCAACAGTGTTTTTAGGATTCTTTGATAATATCAAAGATCTGGAAACCCAAGAGTTTAATTTTTGGGATAAAAATTTAGCAATAGAGTCACTGATAGCGGCATGCAATAGTGCAGTACAAATTTTAACACATAACCAAGATGGAGAATACGGACATATACATCACAAGCTAGTTCATGAAGCCATGCAATTGATTGATGTTCCTAAAGTTTATTTTGGAGCACAGAATGTTGGACTGGAATTAGAAGCTAAATTTCCATTGAACTTAGATGATTTTCCTATCCATCGAGAAGTATTAGAAATGTTTGATTTAAACAAAGTAGCATATAATTTTGAGAAAAAACATGAGAATATTAACATTAGATAATACAGCATATGAACTAAACGATATACCCGATGAAGTTGAAGATTTGAGATTCGCTGTTTTAGATAATAGCGATCCTAGAAGCCCTGACTATTTTTATATTCCTTTAATTTTTTTAGAAAGCTTTAATAGTCCTGCATTAGTATTGCGTATAGGTAGCAATGTAATTAAAATGCCAGTTGACTGGCATGTATTAATTGGAGAATCTGATTTAGGCGATTTAGAAGTTGTTCCTTTAACTAGTATTAACGATCGCGGTTTTAGTGTATTTTGTTTTAACCCCTTAAGCAGTTTTAAGCCCGAATTTGCACAAATTGAAATAGTAGATATCTATCAAGATGTTAAATGGTATTTTCCAAAACTCAAGCCCGGCCAATTACTAGCAGTACCATTAGAAACAGGAACAAAAAAACCATTGTGTGCATATTTTGTAAAAGACATTTCAAGACAAAGTGAGGTAGTAGATTATGGAAAATGTTGGTAGATTAGAACCTGGCGTATCATACGTATATGAAAAGGCGAACGGAATTACTTACGCTAGAAAAGTGGGAAATCCACCGGATACTAGATTTGAGATAGGTAGAGATTACGATAGTGAAAAGCTACACAAAGAATTAATGGACGCTAAACTTTGGGGTGAAATCCATCGTGCTGCTAAAACAAATCCTGCTTTACAAGATGCATTAGATCGTGTTAAACTAATTCATGCATTAAGTAAACAAGATGACACAGTACCACACCATCCAGTATGAGTGATAAACTAAATATTGCAAATGAAATGCGGGCTTTTGATTCTAAGGATCGAAAGTTTTATGCCGATTTAACTGACGAGGAACGTAAGAAGTTTAGTAATTATCTTATGGTTCGCTGGGGTAGCTCGGTTCAAGGATCGTCTGATCTGCAGGCATATTATCTAATATCCTGTAACGAAAACTTAAATAAACATTTTTTTGATTTATCAAAGCATCCAGAATTGCAATGGTTAGCTGCAACAACAGTTAGTCCAGGACT